GCAATTTTATGATGCGAAACAATGGGACAATAGTTATCCTTGATCCATGGGTAGTTGAAGAAGAATACTAAACAACAAACTCTAGAATAATATCTAGAGTTTTTGCTTTATGTAACTAAATACTCTACTATGGCTACACAATTTTACAGAACATTAGAAGATATTCTAAAACTAAAAGAAGAAAACGCACAGCGTATTCAAGAACGTATATCTGAATTAACAGAACATACTTCTAATTCGTCATATGATGATGAATTAGCGGCACTCAAATCAAACTTAAAACAATTGGGTGTAAGTGATTCTCTTACTGAACAATCAATAGAAGATAAATTTATTGATAAAAGTAAAAGAATTCAATTCATAAAAGAAAATAATATTAAACATGGATCACCGCGTTGGTTTCGTGTAATGTATGCAAGACCAGAATTAACGGGTGAAGATCCGTTCGGAGAATAACATGGCAGAAGATAATAAATTTGTTAGATCAAAAGGCGCCAATGTTACATTAACTCCAGATCAAGTAAAAGAAATTGTAAAATGTTGTAATCCTATAACTGGATATGAACATTTCATGAGAACGTACTTTTATATTCAACATCCTACTAGAGGTCAATTATTATATGACCCATATGACTTTCAACTTAAGTTGATTGACAATTATCATAATAATAGATTCTCAGTATCAATGATGCCGCGACAAACTGGAAAAACAACATCAGCGGCGGGATATTTATTATGGTATGCCATGTTTCATCCAGATAAAACTATTCTAATTGCTGCTCATCAATACAGTGGTGCACAAGAAATCATGGATCGTATTAGATATGCATATGAAATGTGCCCATTTTGGTTGAAAGCTGGAGTTGAATCATATAACAAGGGTAATATTGACTTTGAAAATAAAAGTCGTATTGTAGCCAGAGCCACTACTGAAAAAACTGGTCGTGGTATGTCACTATCACTATTGTATCTTGACGAGTTTGCATTTGTAAGACCATCAATAGCTAAAGAATTCTGGACTTCAATATCACCCACACTAAGCACTGGTGGTAAATGTATAATAACAAGTACACCAAACAGTGATGAAGATCAATTCGCCAATATTTGGAAACAGGCTAATAAAAAGATAGATGCTTTTGGTAATGTCACCCAAGTTGGTGTCAATGGATTTAGTCCATTTAGAGCAGAATGGTGGGAACACCCAGATCGTGATGAAAAATGGAAAGAAGAAGAAATTGGTAAGATTGGTGAAGAACGATTTAGACGAGAACATGGTCTAGAGTTTATCATTGACGAAGAAACATTAATAGATAGTATGAAATTAATGGAATTAGACTCAAGAGAACCAAAATATAAAACTGGACAAATTCGTTGGTTTAAAAAACCACTGAAAGAACATATATACGTAGTAGCATTAGATCCAAGTTTAGGTACTGGTGGTGATCCAGCGGCAATTCAAGTATTTGAAGCTGATACAGGTGATCAAGTAGCAGAATGGACACATAATAGAACTACTATTCCAGAACAAATTAAGATATTAGCCGATATTAATAATCAAATTGCAGAAGAAACTGGTCGTGTAGATAGATTGTATTATTCATTAGAAAATAATACAATAGGTGAAGCAGCTTTAATTTCATTAAGTGAATTTGGTGAAGATAACATTAAAGGTTCAATGATTAGTGAACCAAAGAAGATAGGTTCTTCTAGAAGATATCGTCGTGGATTTACAACTGCTCAAAAATCTAAATTAGAAGCTTGTTCTAAATTAAAAAACTTAATAGAAACTAATAAAATGAAAGTTTTTAGTAGTGGGTTAATCAGTGAATTAAAAACATTTGTTGCTAGTGGTGGTAGTTATGCTGCCAAACAGGGAGAAACAGATGATTTGGTTATGTCTACTATATTAGTTGTTAGAATGTTTCAACATTTACAACAATATCATTTAGATATTAACAAACACATCAGAGATCATAATGATGTTATAGAACCTATGCCATTTTTTGCCATAATAGGCTAACAGATTTATGATAAATAATAGATATTAGAGAAATCACTATGCCAAAAAGTACTGAATCAGTCAATATTGAATTATACGATCTATTACGTGGTCGTGGATACTCTGTCACTATGTATGATAGTGCCGGTCAACAAGTTCCTATTCCAGAAGAAGCAGAAGCATTTCAATTTAAGTTTGAAAGTGGCGAAAAGAGTTATGGTACTGTTACTATTACTGTTGATGATTCAAGATTTTTAATAATTTATTTCAACACATCTGTGACACGTTCATCAGATGAAAATACTGGTTGGGTTAAGTTTATTGATCAAATGGGTCATTTTGCTATTACTCATGGATTGAAGAAAAAACTTAAAGATATGAGTAAATTGGATGATGATATGAAAGTAAGACAACACAGAAAAAATATTGCTGAAGGATATTACGGTAACAAACATACAAGTTATAGTGATAATGGCCCACCAACTATTAAAATGATTATTAAACATAATAAGACATTAGGCGAAACAGATGCCAGATATCGTTATGTTGAGCGTATCTTTTTAGAAAATGAAATGGGTGAACGTGTATTGGTACCTTCAACTAAACCATCAATTGGTCGTGTATTTGCTAGACATTTGGCAGAAGGTGGACAATATAACGATCAACGTTGGAGTCATATCAGTGAAATGGTTCAAGATGTTAAGAAACTAGGTGGATTTGTAAGAGCCACAAAATCTGGACAATTTAATGAAAGTGTACAACGTATTGTTACAGAAGCCGCTAATCACTATCAAAGTTTAAGAGAATCATTAAAACGTTTACAAAGTACTCGTGGATATAATAACTATTTTGAAAGTTGGCAGCCAACTATTATGGAAGATGGTGATACTAGTAATTTAACTGAATTGTTTAGAACTAATACATTAGATACTCGTATTGAATCGGCATTGCCTATTTTAAGTCGTTTAAACTTAACTATAACAGAAACAAATGAAGCTTCTATGTTTGAAGCATGGGCAGATAATCTAATTGGAGAGGCATTAATTCCAAATCAACCATTACAAAAAGAAGAATTGATTGATTTACTTGGTAATGATAGTGATATTATTCCACTTGGTCCAGATGCGTCAAACGCAATTGGTGAATTATCAGGTATCTTAGAAAAAGATGGTTTGAATGCTAGATTAATGAAAGCGGCTTCACTTGATTCTAATAGAGATGCTCGTCCAATTATCATAGCTTGGATGTCAGAACAATTAGGTCGTGAATACGATGAGATATTAGATAAAGTACAATCAACTGATGAAGAACCAGTGATTCCGGAACCAGAAGAACCTGCAGAACCTCCGGCTGAACAACCGAAAGAACCTGCTGCACCAGTACAAAATAATATTCCGCCACCACCGCCTGTTAAAGAGGCAATGAGTTTGTTGGATCATATTAAGCGTCTAAGTGGAATTTAAAATGAATTATTTGAAACTATTTGAACAACAATTAACAAGAATTATCGGACAAGAAGTATCTGAATTAATTGATCCTACTTTGATGGAAGATAAAGTAGAGGATGTTGGTCGTGAATTTCAACACATTGAAGATTTAGTATACATTTATGGTCCCACTGGCGCCAAGAGAGCCATAGACAGGCTGGCGAGTATTGCTAAAGATAGTAGTCATCTAGAGATCAAATGGGACGGAAGTCCAGCTATCATTTTTGGTCGTGATGAACAAGGTCGTTTTCATTTAGGTGATAAGTTTCATAAAGAATTCAATGCTAGTCCAGAAGATGTAAAACGTAGTTATATTGGACGTAGTAAAGGTGAAGTTAGTCAAGATAGAATGATATTTGTAAATAGTATGGCTGAGTTACATGGTATATATGATGCAGCCACACCAAAAGATTTTCGTGGATTCTTAGAGGGTGGTTTATTATATAAAACACGACCTGAACTTAATAACAAGGGTGAATATTACTTTAAGCCAAATACAGTTACTTATCATGTAGATAAAAATAGTCCATTAGGACAACGTATTGCTCAAAGTACTTCAGCATCAGCTATTACCGCTTATTTTGATCAATTGCCAGGTTTAGGTGGGCAAAGAAGAACTGAAAATTTAACACAGATTATTCAAGGTGTTGGTAGTAAAGATGTTATTATATTACCACCAAAGTATTCAATGGTTCAAGCACAAATTCCAACTAGTGCAATCAATAAATTATACAGTTTTCTAACTAGTAATGCTAGTGCTATTGAAGGTTTTGTTACACCAACTCCAGAATGGATTGCAACTTTTGCAGATCCAGCGACAGCCACAAAACA